GAAGTAGAAGGAGATAAAACCTTTTCGATCAATCCAACATATAACCTCATGACACTGATATCAGACAAAACATTGACCCCGAATATGACCACTTTGATTAAAAGTTGCATAGATGATCTAAATACAGGAAGGGTTGCTGAACGAAAAGTAATAATGGTGTGGCTACGAAATGAGATCTTAAACGCAATTGACTTATTGGAGAAATTTCATAATGGGGAAATTTCTGAGAAAGAATTAATTGCTACTTTAAAGGGGAAAGAGCGAGAACTCAAAGCTGTTGCAAGGTTGTTTTGCATGTTAACTATCAATATTAGGCTTTACTTTGTATTGACAGAAGACATGATATCAACCCATATATTAAGATACTTTCCTCAGATTACCACGAATGATGACCTCGTTACACTCCACAAGAAGATAAGGAAGAACACAAAGAAACAACAAGGAAAAGTTAGACGGAGAGTTCCTCCTTTTGTAGTTTGTAATATTGACTTCTCTAAGTGGAACACAAACTTTAGAGATGAAGTGACTCAGGGAATATTTACCTTCTTAGACAATTTACTCGGTTTTGAGAAAGGATTGATAAATAAGACTCACGAGATTTTCTCAAAATGTTGGGTTACCTTATCTTCCAGTTATTTACCGACGTTAGACACAGAAACTAGAACCTTTGTTGAGGGCATATGGACTTACAAAGGTCACCTAGGGGGATTTGAAGGCATAAGACAGAAAGGATGGACATTAGTGACTGTCACAATGCTTATGATGATATGCAGGTCTTTGAACATGAATTTTGAAATTATGGGTCAAGGAGATAATCAAGTGATCAGATTCTATTTCCCTTCTCTTGAGACATGCAAAGATGAGGATTATCAACAAGAAGTGCAGAGGTGCTACTTCAAAGTAAAACAATTTCAAGAACAACTGCCTATTGTAAGTGAAAAATTTGGGTTACCGGTCAAGAAAGAAGAAACATGGTTCTCAAACTACTTCTTTGCCTATGGGAAATTTTTAGTGAAGGACTCAGTACCGCTAACTATGAGTCTTAAGAAAATTCTTCGATTATCTTCATATGCCAATGAGTCGTACCCTTCTTTAGATACATCGCTTTCTTCGATCTCTGCCAATGGGATGCAAGCAAACATGTCATCTA